AACATATCTTGTTGATAGAACATGGATTACAGGCGGACTAGGACAAGACGGCGTACTCTACTCAGGGTGCATAGACAACGAACGTCTACCAGAACACATCCCACCAGGATTACGCGCCCCAGTTATCTCCATCATCAGCATTGACCCATCCCCAACCCAATTCTGGGGACTCATCTGGATGCTCTACCAACCAGAACACAACCTGTATCACATCGTAGACATCCAAAGAACCAAACTCACAGCCGAAAACCTCCTCGGATACAACACAACCGACGGCTCATTCACAGGAATCCTCCAAGAATGGTGCGAACGCGCCCAATATCTCGGCTACCCCATCTCCCACATCATCGTAGAAATCAACGCAGCCCAACGATTCCTACTCCAACACGACTTCGTACGCAAATGGACAGCCAAATGGGGTGTCAACATCCTCCCCCACACCACAGCCCGCAACAAACTAGACCAAAACCTAGGAATCGAAGCAATCATCCCAACACTTGCACGCTCAGGCGCACTACGACTACCTACAATGCGCGGAAACTGGAAGACACTTGCACTAGTAGACGAACTTTGTAAGTGGACCCGCGACAAAAAGAACGGAACCGACCTAGCAATGGCGTTATGGTTCGCATGCTTACACGCACCCAACCTGACAACAATAAAACGACCACCAAGACAGTGGCGACCCTCATGGATATAACACTTGTGTATGCTATAACCACAAGGTTTAACATCGCAAAGGTTGATTAGTGGCAATTACCGTCGAAGAAATCGTAAGTCTCTACAAATCACGTCGAGAAACACAAGGACCAGTGCTCGCACAAATGCGCCGCGTCCGCGACCTAGCAAACGGCGACGTCATCGTACCGTTAAACGAGTTGGACCGCAACGCACGCACATCAACAGCCAACCTACTCGTACAGGGCTTGGACCAAACCTCTATGCGTGTCGCATCAACGATGCCGATGCCATACTTCCCGCCTGTAAAAGAAGGCAACGAGCGAAGCAAAGAACTATCACGCACACGCCGCAAAGCAATCCTATCCATGTGGGATACAAACAAGATGGATTTGAAAATGCGACGCCGCGCACGTCACCTTCTTGCATACTCGTCAAGCCCAGTAATGCTGCGCCCAGACTTCAAGAACCTGATGCCAAAATGGTCAGTACGTAACCCGCTAGACACCTATGCTGCACCATCGGATGACCCAGATAACCTAGTCCCAGACGACTGCATCTTCACCTACATGAAGCCAGCGTCATGGCTTATCTCCAACTATGGTGAACAAGTCATCGGGCGTCTCCGCATGGGCAAAGTACGCTTCGACACCCAATACGTCATCCTTGAATTTGTTGATGAAAACGAAATCGTTTGCTGTGTAATGGGACCAGAGAACACAACCACACTTTCTCCAGAAGAACGCTCAGGTTTAGAAGTTGTAGAACTAGAGCGCATCCCGAACCGTGCAGGAATCCCACTAGCAGTCGTACCACAACGCATCACCCTTGACCTTCCTCGCGGACAGTTCGACGGTGTTATGGGCATGTACTACACGCGTGCACGTTTGCAAGCACTCACCGAAATTGCTATCGAACGCGGCATCTTCCCAGACGAATACCTCGTAGCACGCCCAGGTGAGAACCCAGAAATCCTACAAATCGCTGACGGTAAGACTGGTCAACTTGGTGTTGTTAAGGGTGGCGACATTCAACAGTTGCAATCAAACCCAGGATACAAGACAGACGTAGCCCTAGACCGCTTGGAACGCCAAGAGCGCCTTGAAGGTGCTATCCCTGCCGAGTTCGGTGGCGAATCAGGAACGAACATCCGTACTGGTCGCCGCGGCGAATCCGTACTCTCAGCAACAGTTGACTTCCGTGTACAAGAAGCACAATCAATCTTCTCCCAATCACTCCTTGAAGAAGACAAGATTGCCATTGCTTTGGAAAAATCGTATTTCGGAAACATGTCCAAATCATTCTTCATGCCAGGACGCCAATCAAGTGGACGTATTGACTATGTGCCAAACAAGATTTGGGAAACAGACTTCCACTACGTCAACTACCCATCATCAGGCGCAGACGTAAACGGACTCATTGTTGGACTTGGTCAGCGTCTCGGAACAGGGCTTATGTCTAAAGAATCTGCACGCGAAGCCGACCCACTCATTTCTGACCCAGAGTTGGAAAAGGACCGCATCACCGCAGAGTCAGTAGAAGCCGCATTGCTATCTTCGATTCAGGCACAAGCCGCAGACCCTAACGGACCATACCAACCAGAGGACCTTGCCTACTTGACCAAACTTACAGTGGAAGAAAACGTGCCACTACACGAGGCTGTGCGTCGAACCAACGAACGCGCACAACAGCGCCAAGCAACACCAGTAGAACCAGGCGCACCAGAAGCAATGCCAGGACTTGCAATGCCAGGAATGGGTGCAGAAGCACCAACAGCAGGTGGACCAGCAGGAATCGAAGGACTCCTCTCACAACTCGGCGGACCACCAGCAGGAGCATCAGCACAACCAGGCACACCTGGCGGAGTACTCTCACTTGCAGGTAGGTTGGGCTAATGGCAAAACAGTATCCAAATCGTTCAGACCTTCGTAATCCCGCAAAAAAAATGGCAGCAAAAGCAGCACCAGGTCAAACCTATGGTGAAGCAGGAAAACAAATGGAAGCACAACGTGCAGTACCAATGGCAGCCCCACCAACAGATGTAGCACCAGCACAACCACGTGTAGCCCCAGGTTCAATGGGTCCACTCTCACGCCCAACAGAACGCCCTAACGAACCTGTTACCGCTGGCGCACCGTTTGGACCAGGACGCACACAGCAACTCGGCGGATATATCGGACCACGCAACAGCGACCCAATCCTTGATGAACTACGCGCACTTTACGCAACATACCCAAGCGAAGAACTCGCAGACATGCTGGACTCATACATACGTGAAGGATACTAATGGCATTATTTGGTGCATTCGACCCAGTCGACGAAGAGAACAACGATAAAGACGCACAAGCCAACATTGCGGCACAAGCAAAATTTGCTAAAACAGTAACACCACAACAGGCGCAAGCCGTCGCACAAATTTATCGTCAGTCACCTTGGGTACCACCACGTGTCATCCTTGACTTAGCAAAACAAAACGCATCACAACAAGCAATCGACGCGGTATCAACCATTGCTGGCAAACAATATGTGATGACTAACACACCGCAACCGAAACAAGAACAAGGTAGTTGGTTCCAAAGAAACGTTTACGGTAAAGCAAAAGCATTGTCACGTTGGACATTTGCTGCATTGCAGTTCACCCCAGACCTTGTACAAAACGTTGCATCACAAGCATTCTCAGGTAACGACCCAGCAGGTGTAGATGGATGGTTTGCATCCACACAGTTAGGTCAGATGGCTGGAAGCAAAGACGCAGGCTCAGGATTTTTCTTCGGTGGAGAAGCACAAAAGACACAAGCACAAAAGGCACGCGAGTTCCGTGGAACAATCAACGGCAATGCTTGGACTATTGGTCGTGGTGCAGCGGATATTGTGTTCACCCCTGGCTCAAAAGAATACTCACTTTTGTCAGGCTTTCTCGATGCTGGCGTGAACATCTTTGCAGACCCAACACTCTACGCAGGACAAGCACTCAAAGCCGCCAAGACTGGCGCGTATGCCGAGGACTCTATTAAGGGTTTGATTGGAACTCGCAAAGTTTCACAAGCATTAGGAAAACAACTTGTTGAGCGTGGCATTGTTGAAACAGACAAAATACCTAAAATCAGCAAAGAAGCAGGCGAAGCCGCAGCACGAATTGCTCGTGGCGAAGCAGGACTCGATGCGAAAGAAAGCATTGCATTTGTTGAATCAAAGTTTTATACATGGTTCGACAAGAACACACGCGCAGGACGAATGGCAGACCGACTTGCCAGTCATGCTAAGACAGCAACGGACAATATCACTACTCGAAAACTTACAGGTGCTGACGCCGATAACCAAATAGGTCGCGCCGCAGCAAAAATCCTAGAAGACTTCGGTGACAGAATTGACCCAGAAGTAGCAATGCGTCTAGCGCGAGCAGACTCACCAGAAAAAGTAAAAGCAATCATTGGCGAAGCAGCAGCAGTACTTGGGAAAAACCGTGGCGCTGGCAGAATTCCAGAATCTATCTCGCAGGTAGCAGGGACAGGTGCAACCTTTGCTGCACGCGAATTCGCACGCGAACGTGTACCTCTATACCGTTCAATTCGTAATAGTCGATGGTGGTCGGAAATACCAACCCAACAAGCCATCATCAATGGCACGGGCATGGAGCGTTCTAAGTCAATTGCCACCTATCGCCAATGGATGAAAGGTCTAAAGATTGACCAGCAGTTGCCAGAAACATATGAAAAGTTTTTGGGTAAAGCAATGAATACATTTAGTTTGGAAAACACTGCTGCACGCCGTGAATCAGCAGACAAATTATATGATGAGTTTCTTGAAATAATTACCGAACACGCTGACGGTGATAAAGCAATAGCAAAAAAAGCGGTAGACAGTATCCGTGCAGACAAAGCCAAACTACGCACATACAGCGTTGACCAAAACGGCAAACTTGATGACGGCGGAATTATTCAATTTCTTCGTGATTACACAGACCCAAAAGAATTTGCAAGATTCAGTCCAGACCAAATTGACCAACTTAAACTTCAAGGCGCAAGCGCGCTTAACGAAATGATTGAAAATGTGCAGGTTCTTCCTGACTATCGAAAGTTTCGTGCATTTACTGGAGCCAAGATTGGTGGAAACAAAGTATTCCGTCATGTTCTCCGCACCAAAGATGGTCGCGAACGCGCACTAATCGCTGCCGCAGAACAACTCCAACAAGAAGTATGGAAGCCAATGGTGCTTGCCACTGGCGGTTACATCGTACGAAACATGATTGACTCACACATTCGTATTGGCGCACGTGGTTACGAATCATTCTTTACCCACCCATTCCACACCATCCAAACAGTCATGGGGCGCAGGTATGTTGGACCACTCACAGGAAAAGTTGGTCCAACTGGAGAAAATGTTGCAACCACCTTTGAAGAAGCATTAGAAGATGGCGCTGGAGAACTCAATGCAATTTTCGGTGGATACAAAGAAGCGGTGCAGCGTTCTGTTTATCAGCATCTCCAAGACCCTTTGGCTGCTAATGAATCAATGTTCAGAAGTGAACAGTTCGCAACTGTTTCAAGACAAGTGAACCCAGAAGGTCATGTCACGGGATACGTAGACAACTTGGCTCAAATCGCAACAGACCCAGTTCTTTCACGTATTGCTTCATTTTGGAATCTTCCACAACAAGAACGCCTAGAAAGAACCCTTCAATGGTTCAATAGCACTACAGATGGCAAAGAGGCTAAGCAAATAATTATTGACCGATTCCGTAACGGAGTCAAAATTACAGACGAAAGCGGTCAACCAACGTTTCAGGCTTTTAAGTCCACAGGAGATGACGCAATTCTTATTGGCTGGGTAGACCGTTTATCTACAGCAAAGTTATCAACCATTCTTCGTGGCTCCTCCCCGACAGGCGTAATCGACGAAGACCTAAGATTCATTGTTGCATTTGACCGTGTTCCACTTATGGAAAACGTTAAGGTTGCTGGTGAATTCACGGACGAAGCAGTTATCTCTCGCCGAGTAGAACAAACACTCGACTCTGTAACTTATGTTGCTGACGAACCAAATAACCCACGGGGTATTGGCGGATTGGTTAACCTACCCGATGACCGTCAAGGCATAATTGTTAATATCAAACAAACATCAGTAGAAGACCCGTTCAATCCTGGGGCGTTAATCAATCGCGAAGTTGCAGACATCCAACCAGTAGCACCTGGTCGCGCTTTTACCAAGATAGAAAAAGACCCAGCACTTTTGGGGAGTGAAGCACTCCGCGAGCACCTCAACTACAAGGGAGCAAAAAAACAACTTGCTGAAGAAGTCAAAGTTGCTGTCCGTGTAGACAAAGGCAAAACCGTTGGTCTAGACAAAATATCGCAAGCATTAGACACAGGCGTCAAATGGTTTTTTAACAGTCTTGTTGGACGCTCAACGCAAGAACTAGAACGCTCACCTTTGTACCGTCAAGCCTTCTACAAAGAAGTGGCAGATAAAGCATTTTTGCTTTCATCAGAAGAACAACTTGCATTGCGTGGAAATATCACTCGCTATGTTGACGAACTAAACAAGCCACGCCCAGCCAAGTTAAACGAATTAGGTGAAGTAATTACCCCTGCAGGTAAGCCAGGCAATCTTACCGTAGAACAGTACGTTGGAAACAAACGGAACTATGACGCAATCTTTACCAAGACTGCAACAGGCGACGCAACGATTGCAGAACTAGAAGAGTTTGCATCGTCAATGGCTGTACAAGAACTACAAGACATCCTGTACAACGCCCAAAGCAAATCAAATGTTGAAGACATGGTTCGTGTGGTAGCACCGTTTGCTACAGCATTCCGCGAAACCCTTGGCAAATATGTTGGCTACCTCATCGAAGACCCATCACGAATCCGCAAAACCCAACTTGCCTACAACGCTGTCAACTACAACAGCGAAGACCCAGACAATGTCGGCGCAGGCTGGTTCGGCAAAGACCCAACAAGCGGCAAACATGTGTTCAACTTCCCAGTGGGCGGATGGGCAGGCTCACTCCTCCAGTTCCCTGTACGTGGCGCATTTCAAGTATTAAGCGTCCCAGGTGTCGGACCAGTCGCACAAATTGCGGCATCAAACCTCATCCCAGACACACCACGCCTCGACTTCATCCGAAGCATGGTCCTCCCATACGGCAAACAAGGTGTCTCATCGTTTGCACCACAGTGGGCGCGACGCGGACTAGAAGCAATACGTGCTGATACCACCAACATGGAAACCATCTTTGGTAACACCTATGGTGAAACAGTCAAATACCTAGCATCATCAGGTGAATACGACCTGACTGACCCTAACGAAACACAGAAACTGTATGCCGATGCAAAGAGCAAAGCCCGCATCCTTGCAGGCTTACGAGCATTGTTCCAGTTCACAGGACCATCCTCACCACAAATCGACTTCGGGCTAGAAACAGACGGCGGAGACATCACCGCATCAGCAATCGCCCAAGAGTTCTACAAGTTCCAAACCGAAAACCCAGACAATGCCGTACAACGCTTCATCGAAACCTTCGGAGAAAACGCATTCATCTATCTCGGTCATAAGACAGAACCAATCGCAGGCGGCTTGGAAGCATCAGAAGCGTTCGGTGACTGGCAACGCAACAACGGCGACCTGTTCAACCAATACAGCCAAACCGCAGGCTACTTTGCCCCAGGTGGTGACGACTTCTCGTTCGAAACATGGAACCGTCAAATACAAAAAGGTCAACGCCGTCGACTGACAGCCCCAGAGATGGTTGCCGCAGCACAATACCGTTTAGGTGCAGCCGTCTACCGTTCTAAGCGCAACCAGTTAGGTGACAGAATCAGCACAGAACAACGTGACTGGCTCGGTCAATGGCGCAAATACCTCAACACCCAATACCCAGGATTCCCTGTTAAAGCAGATTTCAACCCAGGACAATTCGAATCCTTTATCAGCGAACTCAAACTTGCTGTACAGGACAACCGTCTAGCAAACAATGATGTCGCACAAGCAGTCAAAGAGTATGTTGCTGCACGCGATAAAGCCCTAGCGCAAGCAGGTGCAGTCAACCTGAAGAGCCTTGATTCGGTGCGAGCCGAACCGTTGCGTGACTGGTTGAGTAGTATTGCACAAGTGCTTATCCAGAGAACACCAGAATTCGCCCGTATTTTTGAAGATAAACTTGCAGCAGAGGTAGATTAATGAGTTTTGACGAGACACAAACGCAACCAGGTGCCGAAGCGCCAGGTCTATATGCTGGCACATCAGGGTTAGACCCAAACCAAAAACTACAAGTACGACAGGTTAAAGGTGCAACGCTCGCAGGGTTTACCCCAGGCGAAGGCGACGTCGTAAGCACCACCCCAGTTTCAACCACCGAAACCACCTCTGCCCGCGCTCGCGAAATCGCAGGACCAACCTCATTTGGTTATGTTGGACAGAACCTTGTTGACTCCAGAGGCATCATCACCCGCGGACAGTATGACCCATCCAAAGAAGCATACGCAGAACTAGCCAAAATGGACTTGGTAGAACGTCAAGCATTCCTTGGTTCACTGGCAGCCCGCGGACTATACGGTTCAGGCAAACCATCACCAACAGGATTCGACAGCAAAGACTTCTCCGCAATGGGAGACTTCCTACGTTTTGCTAACTCACAAGGTGTTACATCTGATGTTGCATACAGCCAGTTTCTTACCTCATTCAAAGCGACAGGTGGCGGTAAGCGTGTTCGCACCACAGCCAAGGAAGACATCCGTTCGGTATTCAAAAGCGTAACTCGACAAGTGTTGGGGCGTGAACTTCCTGCTGATGCTATTGAAAAGTTTGTTAAAGCCTACGAAGGCAAAGAAATTACCGAAGGCACTGGTGGTGTTAAGGCTCCAAGCCTGCAAACCGCTGCTGAAGTGCAAGTGGAACAGCAGTATGGTGCTGAGGCTGATGCGGTTCGCATGGCATCGTTGTTCGATATTCTTGACAAATCGATTAAAGGACTCGCATAATGTCTATAAGTGACGACCTTAAAACCCTTGATGAACTTCTCAAAGACCCCAACCTTCAACTTGGTGGGTCTGTTAAATATAAGAACAAATCTTATTCCCTTGCCGAACTTGCCGCCGAAAGAAATAAAGTTTTCATACAGGTCCGACAGCAACAAACTAATGCACCTTCTGACTTCCGCGTGCAAGAAGAATCATCTGAGTTTGCCCAAACACTAACTGGCGGCGTTGCCAAGGCTCAGAAAGATGTTGATGACGCCCAAGACAAATTAGATAGTGCTATCAACCAAAATCAAGGTGTCGCTGAAGCCCAACGTGTTCTTGGTGCAGCATTCCGTAAGTTGCAGGCTGTCAACCCAAACGACAAAAGACTTAAAGGGATTGTTGTTCCTAGCATTTCCCGTGCTGGCGCAGAGCGCGAGGGCGGTACAAGCGCAGCGACGTTTGGTGCAGGCATCAGCCCATCTACTGCTGACGCCGCAGAACGCGCTTCGCAAAAAGCAACAGAGGAACGTCTTGCCAAAGATGAAAGCCTTGACGTAAGAAGCGTAAGAGAAGTTGTTAAAAACGGAGTTACTGTAGTTCAGACAACTTATGTCGACGGTAGTGTCACAGAAACCGCAAAGGTTGTTTCAACTGGTGGCGGCGCAGGCAACGTACCAGTTAAAACCACCCCAGCACAGGATGCACGGAAAGCATTTGTTGATTCTGAACTTGTTAAACGCAAACTTGAAGACACCCCAGCAAACAGAGCAGCGTTGCGTAAAGAGTACAAACCAGCCGTTGTTGCGCCATCAACCGAATGGGAAGCAACATTCCGTTCAACGTTCCCAGCCAAAGCATGGTTGCTTGACCAAGACCGCACAAAATACCCAGAACTATTTGCTTTAATCCAAAGAGCACACGACGAAAAATATACCCCAGAACGATTCGCTCAAGAACTACCAGGCGTTGACTTTTACAGACAAATAGCGTCATCAGGAAAAGTACGAGAAATTAAAAATCTTGTGGGTGAACTTGGTTTTGACAGTACAGACTTTTCCAAGTTTGTTACCGACTCAATCAACTTCAATTGGACAGGCGAAACTCTTAAAGCAGAAACCTACAAGGAAGTATTCCGCAGAAACCCTGACGGAACATACGCCAACCCAACATCGATAAAGCGCGCCACGGTAGGTAATGACTATCTAGGTGTGCAGTTGATTGCCAAAAACTATTTTAACTCTGCACCACAATCAAGCATCGAAAGTGTACTTACAGGCACAATTACCACCCAAGACTTCCAGCGTCAGCAACGTGAAATTGCCAAGAAGCGTTATGGACATCTTTCCGACCTCATCGACCAAGGTGTAACCCTTGAAGATTTGGCGGGTAACTACAAGCAGACCGCAGCCAAACTGTTAGAGGTTGACCCAAACAACATCGACATGTCGGCAGCAGATTATGAGGTTGCTTTGGCTTTCGGCGAAGAAGGAAAGAAGCGTGCAATGACCACAGGCGAGTGGGAGAAACTGTTGCGTACTGATGCCCGTTATGGTTGGGAGAAGACAGAGAACGCTAAAACTGAGGCACGTAGTCTCGCTAACAATCTTGCACAGGCATTCGGAAGGATTATCTAATGGCTCTAAGTAAACAAGAACGCCAACAACTATTCGTTCAGCAACGCACCGCTGAACTTACCGCGGCTGGAAAGCCTGTTGATACCGCTGCATTGACTGCACGTTTCAATGAACTTGCTGCCACCCCTGAAGGTCGAAAGCAAATCACCTCAAAGGTTCAACTTGCCAATGCACCGACAGCACCAGCAGCAACTTCCATACCTACGCGAACCGAACCAGTTGTCCCTGTGGAAGACATTGCTGATGAGGAAGACGGCATAACCTCGGAAGATGTAAAGCGAATTATTCGTGACTTCAACCGTGAACAGAACCAGCAAGACACCGAAACGGCGTCAAGTATTCTTGCAGCAACCCTAAAGTATTACGGTATGGATGAACCCGCCCTACTCCAAGACGTCAAAACCGCCCTCGCAGACCGACGCATCACAGGCGCATCCACCATCGACGACATCGGAATCCAACTCCGCGAATCAGAAGCATTCAAACGACGCTTCGCCGCAAACGAAACACGCCGTGCAGCAAACAAACCAGCCTACTCGGTATCCCAATACCTCCAGTTAGAGTCCTCATACCGTCAAGTATTGAACTCTGCTGGAATGCCGCCAGACTTTTACAACGGCAAAGAAGACTTTGAAACCTTTATCAGCAACGATATCTCCCCAGACGAAATCCAATACCGTGTACAACAAGGCTATGCCGCAGTCAAGAACGCTGACCCAGCAGTAGTCAACGAACTCAAAACCCTATACGGGCTAGACGATGGCACCCTTGCCGCATACTTTATTGACCCAAACCGCACCAAAGACGCAGTAGTACGGTCCGCACGCGCCGCAGAAGTAGCCGCACAAGCCCGCAAACAAGCAGACATTGGACTCACAGCAGCCGAAGCGGAACAACTTGTACTCGGTGGCGTAACCGAACAACAAGCACAACAAGCATTCGGTGACGTACGCGCCCTAGAACAACTCACCCGCCCAATGTTCGGTGAACAAGCACTCACCCAAGAAGAACTCATCCAAGGTATAACAGGAGTAAACGCTGCCGCCCAGCAACGTGTCGCCAAAACAGCACGACGCCGACAAGCAACACTCCAAGGTGGCGGACAAGTCGGACTAGGAACAGTCGGGCAATAGACCCTGATTGCATTCTGTCTTACGACAGGATAATGTAACGAACGATACTTTGAACAGTAGGAACCTGTGCGGGCGCCCCCCGACTCGCACGGCGCATACGGGGTGTACCAATCAACTAAGCAGCCATCACTTCCCTCCGATGTGATGTGGGCAAAAGGAGCGTGCCATAATGTCACAGTTTGACAACTACGACGAAGACCAAACAGAAGAAACCGAAACTCGCAATCCGTTGCGAGCAAGGATGAAGCAACTGGAAAAGGAAAACGCAGAAGCCCGAAAACTTCTTGCGGAAGCCGAATCCGAAAGACGAGAACTAGCCTTCGTGAAAGCGGGTATTGACCCAACCTCACCGATGGCAAAGTACTTTGTCAAAGGATACGACGGCGAACTAAACCCAGAAGCAATCCGTGAGGCTGCAGTCGAGGCGCAATTGATTAGTCCACCCGTAGCACCATCCCAAACCGATGAGGCAAAGGCTTGGAACCGAACAGCAAAAATTGCTGCAGGCTCCCAAACCGCACAGCCCCCAATCGACTGGGCGCGACGTTTGGAAGAAGCAGAGTCGCCACGAGAAGTTGAAAAAATTTTGGCAGAGGCACGAGCAGCAACAGAAAACTCATAAACCTCTAAACCAAAGGAATAAAAATCATGGCAGGCGAAACCCAACTCTCGTCTCTGTCCGTAGACCAGGTAGCATTTGACCGTCTCGCGTATTTCGCGTTGCGTTCAGAACTCTTGTTCGACCAGGCAGCAGACGTACAACCAGTACAGCAGGCAATGCCAGGTACGGGCGTAACATTCACCATCTTCAGCGACATTGCAGCAGCAACGTCAACGTTGAACGAAGTTACCGACGTAACACCAACAGCATTGTCCGACAGCCAAGTAACCGTAACTCTTAACGAATACGGTAACGCAGTAGTAACCACCGCCAAGTTGCGTGGAACAGCGTTCTTGGATGTTGACTCGGCAGCAGCAAACATCATCGGATACAACGCAGGCGATTCAATCGACCAGGTCATCCGTGAAGTTCTTGCTGGCGGAACCAACGTTGTTTACGCAACGGGTGGAACCACCACACCAACCAGCCGTGAATCGGTATCAACAGACGACATCTTGTCCGCTGACGATGTTCGCAAGGTAACTGCACAACTCCGTGCAGCAAACGTTGCAACCTTCGACGGTTCATACCTCGGCTACATTCACCCAGACGTTTCGTACGACTTCCGTTCGGCAACTGACGCAGCAGCATGGCGCACCCCTGCTAACTACGTCAACCCAGAGGGAATCTACAACGGCGAAATCGGCAAGTTCGAGTCCGTCCGTTTCATCGAAACCCCACGTGCCAAGAAGTTTGAGAACGCCTCAAACGGAACTAGCACAACTGGTTCAATCGACGTATACGCTACGCACATCATGGGTCGTCAGGCTCTTGCAAAGGCGTACAGCGTTCAGGACGGAAACGGTGCAGTACCGAAGATTGTCCGTGGCAACGTAACCGACATCCTGATGCGCTTGCAG